ATGTCGGTAATCGCAATAGTCACACCACCAGGCAAGAACTCACCGTCGTAGTAGTTGTAACGGATATCGATATCGTCGCCCGTAATACCTGTCCATTTACACGTAAGCTCTACAATATCGGTAGACGCCGCTTTCAAAGCAGCAGTAACAGGCAGGTTGGTATCAGCATTCACCTTAGCAATGATGGCCGTCGCAATAGAATCAGCATCGTCCGTATCTTTCACCGTTACCTGCACGCTTTCGCCAGCAATCAGTAACGCGATCACACCTGCTTTAACCGTGGTTGCCGTAACGGCAATCTCACCCTTAGCCGCACTTGCTGCCAAGTCAGCCACACCCAATGCATACACGTCAGTGAATTCATTGGTTTTGCGGAACTTCTTAAGCGTAAGAGAAAGCATTGAACCTTTACCATAAAGGTCGTCAATTTGGCTTTCACTTGTGGTAATACGATTCAGCGTAAGTGCGTCAGCAGTGCCCGTTGCCAGCTGTTGGCCAAGTACTAATACTTTCTGAGCCAAAGCGGGTGTGCCTGAATTCGCTTCGCTGTTGTCGATCTCGATATAAACGAGTGGTACTCGAATATCGTTAGGAATAGAGCCCAATGACATGCTTATTCTCCTTCAGTTTTAGAGGTTGTAGCCTTAGCTTCTTTCGCCAGCGCTTTCTTTTGTTGATCGATGGCATCGGCCTTTTCTTTTGCCAGTGCCGCCTTGGCTGCATCCCAATCTTTTTGATTGACTAGCACCACGTCGCCATCATTAATTCTTCGAACCCAGTAGCCTGAGCGTTCGACTTCTTCACCAGCTGCGTTAACAAAACCACCTTCAGGTTTGCGTACAGGCACTGCGGCGTTCTTGGGTTTAATGGGGATCAGATTCTTTTTTAACGACATGATTAAGTCCTATATTTGTGTCACGGTTTATTGAGGCAGCTGCACTTCACCATCAATGGTGGGTGCGCCATCTGCGATTTCACCTTTCAGACCAAAGGTAATGAAGTCATCTAACGTACTGAGATCAATCTCTTCATCTAAGTACCATTGCTGCGACCAAGTGACAGACCAGATAGCGATACCAAGCTTGTCAATTTCACCGCTGTATAAATTGTCACTGCGTACGTTTTCAACGCGACCATAGGATGTTGGCAGTGCGCTTCTATCCATCAATTCACGCACTAACTTTCCTGCGACCACTTCGGCACGTAGGTCTTTTTCGTAACCGAACTGGTCAGTGGTAAACACATAGGCCACAAGGTTAACGTTACCAATTAAGCGATTACCCACAGTTTCATATTGCGGAACACGTAGGGCAGCAATACGAACGCCACCGTCACGGTTCGACATCCAGCGCTTAATATCATCAGCCTTATCAAAGCGGCCAATGTGGCGCTCAACAGTTTGGATCTTTTCTATTTCACGCTCACCACCTTCAAGCTTTGGCTTAAGGTACTGAACGATTTCATTCACAGCCCAAACGGTAGAACCACTGGTGGTAAAGTCGGGTCTAGACATTCATTAACTCCTTCCAGAAGTCACCGATAACCGCATACACTTCAGATTGGTTGTCGGTACTTAGCCCTAAGTATTCACGCTGTGGAATGTTCATCATGCGAGTGAACGCCCCTACAGACTGATAGACCGGAAATGCCAACGCTTTACCAAAGGCTTGTGTGATAAGGCGCGTATGAGCAGACACTTGAACCGGACCAGAAAAGCCATCTTGATGAACACCCGCGTAGGCCAGTGGCGATCCAATTCGAACTTGGTTGCGCTGCACCTGGTACTGGATGGAGTCCAACAAATCGCCTTCGGACTGCAAAAGGGATTGGTTTCCATGTCGAGTCTTCGCATAACTGCTAGACCAATCATCCCAACGCTGACCATCAGGTGACGTTTTCTCATCGGCGATTCTTCTTCTGGTTTGGCTCTCTACAATTCCACCCAACGAATCAAGCAATTCAACTTTGTGCTTTGGGTCGCTTAGGGTTTCAAGCAGCTGTTGATAGCGCTCAAGCTCTTGCGTTCCCGTCACTTGAACACCAATCGACATTACAAGACGCCTCTCAAACTGTTGCGGGTGAACTGGCGCTCGTTCTCTTGAATCAGCTCTACCTTGCCCACACTGCTTTCGGTTGGCGCTTCGATGGTTGGCAAGCCTAGTTCACGCTTGCCATTGGCAATTTCACGCAGGGTTTGAAGCTGCATCTTGTAGCGCTCTTCTAGTAGGTTCGTGGCCTGTTGGTCACGGTCGGCTAACCAGTAGAACGCAATAGTGATGGCAACCTTATTCAACATGCCTGGCACAGTCGGCAGTGGCAGCACATAACGACGACCTAAGAAAGAGTTAATCTCTTCATCGGCTTGGTCTAATGCCTGGTTAATCCAAACATCGTTGAGTTCGCCTGTAGTGCGGTCTACCGCAAAGTTCCACAGCATCTGCTCATCACGATCAAGTAGGTCTTGTTTGGTTGCATAAGTTGCCATCGTATTTACTACCTTTTAAAAACGTTATTGCTGCATGTCTTGAAGATCGAGTACGTCTTCAAGCTCAACAACTTCGACCGTCAGATGCGGCTCGTCGTGTACGCGCTTCGCCTTTTCAGGAGAGAGGAACACCACGCACTCTGGTTCATGATCTTTCGCATGAACTCGCGCAGACGCATCCGGCTCTTGCTCCACCACAAGCACCAGCTTTTCTTGGAGACGATGGAACTGAACGCCTGAGCGCCAAAACCCAGCATCTGATTTAGCGCATACTTTGAAAGCGCCAAGAACACCGATAGCGTCAACGCCATCCCCAGGATGAACCACATCATCTTTCTTTGAATCCACTTGCTCACTTGCCTTTCCTTCTTTGGTTTCAGTGCCCGCCATCAACGCTTCTTGCTCCGGCTTGTCGTTCTCCACCTTTTCAGGGTTCATAGAACTAGGCTCTGATTGAGATGAACTTTCAGCGGTTGATGCTTCCGGCTCGTTGGTTTTTAACTCAACCTTGGTTTTAGCTTCTTCTTCGGCCTTTAATTCGGCATCGGCGTTGTCGAGTGCTTCCTGTTCGGCTTCCGCTTTAGCGGTGGAGGGATTTCCTTCCACTTTTCCAACTTTTCCAGTTGTTGATTTTTTAGTTCCACTCACTGTGAACTCCTTTAAACGAATATTTAATGGCGATTAAATTACGGTTTAATGCCCCAGAAACTCATAATTGCAGCCGCTGAGCCTGGTATTCCATTTGATGGTGCATACGCCACTATCGAGATATTCTTGCTTGCATCTGTGGTGTAATGACGCCACCGAAACTTCTGACCAGCTGAGATTTCAACAGACAACGTGTAATCGATAGGGCGAACTTCGTCTTCTAGATCACGACTTAAAGATATTGGTCTTAAGCTGTCTTCAGCTGCTATCCACTGGCCTGAGCCTGAGTCATAGACTTCAACAAAAACCCCCCACAACGGTGAGCCACCACCACCACCTTCTCTTAAAGCGATGACACTTAGAGTTGCCATTCCTGCAAAGTCTTTTACAGCTGTTACCTCACCAGTAACCAAGTCAACGGTAATATCTTGAGACGGTAAGGATTCTTTATTAAAAAGAATGGTTTCAGGAATATCATCAGTAGACAGTGTTTGTTTTATCGTACTTCCTTGAGACACAAAGCTTGCACGCATAATCAAGCTATCAACTGGCAATGGCGAAGCGCTTTGACTTATCAGTGGTGAGTTTTCAAAAAACATACTTAACCTTCCGTAACGATGACATCGCCTGTTGAACTGGCCGTTCTTCCGTAAATATTTTTCGCTACAGCGCGAGACCAACCAATGCCTTTTTCAAGCTTCAGTTGGTGCCCAAACGTTTCAGCATCGGATGGTGCTGAGTCTTCAACACGGTACTTCACAACGCTGCCTGCTTGGTTGTCCATATAACCCGCCGCAGCAGAAGAAATAAGCGTCCAAGTGTTTGGATTAAGTTCAACTTTTACAGTCATGGCATAAATCCCTAAAGGTTGGCGGCATTGCTACCGCCAATCTGTCTTGCTGGTTAAGCGATGAATGGAGAAACGACTACTTCTACGTCTTGGAAATACACGTTGGTATCACCGCCTTCGATGAGCATTCGTTCAATCAGCTTCTTCGCTGCCGCACGGTTCGCATAGCCAACCACAAGCGTGGTAGGACGAACACCCAGAGGCACACCATCGGCACGCTTCATATCACCAAGCAATTGAACTGCCGCTTCATAGTTCGCTTCAGTCAGCGCAGCTTTCGAGCCAATCGCTAATTGAGGGAAAGAGAAGCCAACTTCACAACGGCCATCTGTACCCGCTGCAAACTTGTTGTTGAACCAGGTGTACTCTTCTGTCGGGTTCATGTTCTTGAACACGAACGGACGACGGTTCTGATACACGATAGGCTTCAGTGTTTGCGAGTTATCAATCAAGAACCAAGGCGAACCTGTATCGGTTGACGGGTCACCCACCACGTTCGAGAACGTTGAAGCAGGTGTCGTGTCTAACGGGTGGTCAGTATCAAAGTAGTTCTGGCCGTCGTAACAAAGTGTATTGAAACCTGCCACAAGCAATGGATAAGCAAGCTTGTCGGGGAACATCGTTACCTGATCACCAAAACGTTCTGCCAATACTGAGTACTTACCGATTTGGTCATCTTCAACATTTTCACGGCTGATAGAGATAGAGCTTTCGAACGTCTTGTTTGTAATGGCGTAACCATGCTTACCCACATCAGCCAGCTGTCGGTCACCTACCCATTCTTTAATCTCTGGTAAGTCTTTCAACCAACCATAGAAGTTAGAGGCACCAGAAGACGGCACTTCAGTAGCAATCTTGTCCCATTGTGGGTTTGCTCGTGAAACACCTTTCACGAACGAGGCGTTCATTGATACAAACAACGCTTCAATAATTTGAGCTTCAGTCGCCATGATTACGCGTCCTTATTCAGTTCTTGGTTAGACGCGATAGAGTTCTTTGATGCTAGGAACTCTTCTTCGGTCAAATTCATCTTGCGACACATCGCAAGTTCGTCTTTATCTAACTGGCTGCCACCTTCAACTTTCGGCTTCTTAACCTGGGAGTTGGTCGCAATAGATGGAGCACTCTTCACAAACGCTTCGAACTGCTCAATACCGCCTTCAGCACGACACATACCAACAAACATTTCTTTGTTTGCAGGCGCAATCTTGCCTTCATCAATCGCAGCCTGAACCAAGCCATCGACTTTCTTGTCGTTAATTTCTTTTAACTGAGCTTCAGCCGTGGTGGCGCGATTCAGTGCAACGGTGTGTGTTTCAATTGGGATGAACTTAGTTAAGTCCGGCGTAGCGGCACGGTTTAGCGCAATGTCTTTCTCAGACTTAAGTGAATTAATTGCGGTAACACCTTGCTCTTCGGTCGCGTCTGCGGCTAGGCCAAGCGCGGCTGCAATCAGTTGTGAAAGCGGCATGTCGGTTTCCTCTTGTCGATTAAGGGCAGGTACATAAAAGTTAGGTTTGTTGGTTAAGCCAGCGCTGCTCATCGCAGTAATGACGCCTTGCTGGTCATAGTTAAAAGCAGGGGAGTAATACAGATATAACTTGTCGGTAATTTTATAGCGGCCGATATAGTTCCATTCGACTTGCGCCCAAATCTCACCTTCGCGGTTTTCTAGTGCCAGAATCCAACCCGCTGCATCAGCGTCTTTACCTTCTGGGCCACGAATCTCGGTAGCGTGTTCAATGTCGAAAGGAAGTTTTGCATCAAAGGCTGCAACAATCGCATCAGGTTCGGTGTTCATCCACATGCGACCATCACGGCCTTTTACTTCACCCGCAGGAATCATTGGCAACCAAACGCTGTTAGTACCTTGTTCTTCACCAAGGCCATCAATCATGCTGTTCGATAAGTTGAAACACATTGCCAGGTAAGTTTTTTTCATTACTCGCTCCATAAATCAGAACTTACATAACAACCTCCTCATTGGATTAGTTGGTATGAACTCGTTTCGTGGATTTAAGAATGCAAAAAAAAAGCAACCGACGAGAAATAACG